CAAATTCACTCACATTCTTTTCACTGCGCGAACCGTTAGTTTGCCGTCCTTTCTTTACCGGGGTGAGAGCGGGTTGATGCCATGGCTGGACCCACACTCCAAGTGCCTGAAACGCCTAACAGCGACCGAATACGTTTGTGCAAGGAAGGTCTTACCCTCTGGGTCGCACGCATCGCCCACCAGTTAGCACCTGTTTAGTAGACTTGCCCGACCGAAATCGGGGGGGGTTGCAATCCCCCACAGCCCCACGGAGTACACCAGGACATGTGTACGAGTTCACGGCTCGAATTTTACGAATGTAAGTTCGAGCTCTTGTACCGCCTCAAACTCACCTATCCACACCAACTCCTCATTGACCCTTCGATAGTCTGGGATCTTCTGGTACAAGAAGAACAGAGCATCGTCCCAATCCCGCCTCGTGATGTAGCGGTCATTTGACTCGACCACTTTCTCACGGTGCACTCGTCCGAATCGTGCATTGGCACAGACGAACGGAGAATTCTCCAATTGGGCCTTCGTTGCGGTCTCCTTCCGAATTCCCCTAATCCTCACACCGCCCGCCACTCTCTCCCTCAGTGGGTTGAACACCACATCCCACGACTTAATTCTTTCCGCGACCTTCCAGTCGCGGGGCCACGCATTATACTCCCTCATGGAGTCTCCGGCAAGGCGCTTAATGGACGTCGTCCAAATCGCCTTCTTCTTCACACTCGCAAGGGCACGCGTAACGCGTGCCCACACCTTTTGCGGGGCACCTCGGGTATTCTCTCGAACAATGGATGCATGGGCGCTCATAACGTCGACATGCTTTGTCATATCCACTTTCTTGAAAATACCCTTGGGAACGAGATGCCAGATCTTGCGTACCCTCTTTCGACCCACACGAAACAACTTCGAGTTGAGTGTGAATAATTGCCGGTGCAAACCGGTCTTAGATTCATTCATCACGAAACCACTGTTGGGAAGTTGGGTCTTCCACTCTTTTACATCACCCAGGCTGGCCTGGAACACTATGTCATCCCCATTGACAACCACTCGCTTTTCCCACACCATCCTCCATGCACGCGCAGATCCAAATGCCAAGAACAAAGTCGAGACATTGGAAATGCACAGCAGAGGGAAGGATAGGTAGTTTCCCATCAGTTGACCAGTATTCTGATCGAAACTGTGGATCTTACCGGCCTTTGTGGAGTAAACCACTCGACCGGTTAGGGAGGCATAAGCGAGTTGCCAAATTTGATGAGGGACATGCGTCGAGGTTCGCTCGAGCATTTTGAGGATGTGGTGACCATGCGCGCTCGACAGATTGTCAGTCGATGCCTCATAGTCACCGGAGCAGATGGGGTCGGAAGAGGTAGGGAAGGCACTGAAGGTGGAGGGAAGGGGTGAACCGCGGAGAACCGTACCCTTAGATGTAAGGACGGAGTAGATCATGCGGTGGAGGGGGGCCAACAGGTGCAACCACTTAGAACCAAGGGTAACAAGACGATACTTGCCACTGTCAAAAATGGCGATCGCCTTATGGTCCTTAGCGGACGAAAAAGCACAAGTTGGAAGATTTAAGTCACCGAAACACATAGACCTGAAGTGTTCGGGAGGTAAGTCCCAATCGGAACATTCGATACCTTCAACGGTCTTACCGTTGGAAAGGATACCGGACATTACCTCATGCTCATAATTATGATCCCAACCACGCCTAAACGTAGGGATCAAATAATTAGACAGAGCGGATTTGAATCGGGGGTTGTCGAGAGGGGGTTGGGAGAGTTTCTCTGCGTAGGCGCCAAGAAGCTGATCAGGATCTTGATCCTTCGGAATTGCCTTAGCAAACAAGAAGGCGGAGAAACGAGTGGACGCTTCTTCGTTAGAGCACTGGCTAGGAAACTGAGCCAAGTCTACGAGGAAGTCTTTAGACGGGAGGGAACGGGGGAGGAAGTCGGGCTTCAAAGTCAGCCCTCGAACGGTACGCCAGCTCGAATCCAAAGATGCATGCAATTTGTTTTGTCTAGTTGCCTGCATTGAATGGATGTGTTGGGTGTGCCATCGGGCACAGCGAGGTCCGGTTGGTTGGAGTGGGTTGACGAACTTACGCAGCAATCGCCTTACGGCCTGCCTTCAGTCCCCACTAGTACACCGTGTACACGTCATCGCATCCCACATTAGGGTGCAACAAATGTTCTTTCCGCATTGGCACTACGCCAGGTACGGTTCCTCCTTTATTTAAAGTAGAAGGAGAACCCCAAGAACTAACGGAACCTTGTCCGAAAACAAGACCCCGAAAGGGGGGTTTCCCAGCTAAAAAGCCG